CATTATCGCGGTTGACAGCAACACCGGGCCTAAGGTACAGTTTGCAGCGAAGATCAATCCGGGCTCGCACGTCAAGGGCTCGGACTACGTAGACTCCTACGTAACCACGACCACCGGCATGAAGATCGCGTGGCGTCGGGACACGGCCTGCGGCTGTGGCTCACGCCTCCGCACCTGGCGTCCGTTCAAGAACATGGGTAGCAGTAAGGACCCGACAGAATGAGCGATGAAGAAGTGGTCGATGAATTCACCCAACTCCTAATAGAGGCGATGACCAAACCAATTGACCCCAATTTCACTGACTCAGCATCCCTTGACTGCTTCCGCTACCTCCGTAGCCCGCAGTGGGGCGTCGGGAGCGGTATCCTCTTGGACCCCACCGATCTACCCGCAATTTGACACGCTAAAACGGCGCATCCTCGAACTCCCAGAACCGGAGCGGAGCCGCCGCCGTGCGCTGTTCACGCAAGACCAGTGGGATCATTCTGTGAAGGTCAATGGCTACGGACACCAGATTCCCCCGGAGGGTGATGACTGGTTGTCGTGGACCATTGTTGGTAGTCGGAAAACCGGGAAGACGTGGGCCGGAATTCGGTGGATGCAGTCCAAACTCACTGACTTGAGTCGCTGCTCACGTATCCTGTTCCTCGGCCCGACTACCTCCCACAACAGCCATACCATGAAGCAAATGTATGAGCACCTGAACAATCTGCTTCAGCCTGGGCTCATCACGTTTACGCGTAAGGGTGAGGAATTCGGTCAGTTCGTCTTCAACCCGACCGGCAGCGTGCTTCAGGCCCGACTGTACGCGGACAACACTAAGCATAATCTTTACGGAGTACATTATGACTTCGTGTGGGCCGATGAGATTCTGAATGCTCAAATGATTGTGGATGCGCTCCCCGCCACAGAGAAATTCCTGTTCACAGAACCGACCATTTTGCCGGTCGATACGGTTGTCTCGCGGGCTGGAGACCGGGCTCCCACGTTCCACTGATTTCTCTCTATTGTTATAGTCTGGTATTATGTACCACTATGACTGAATCACTTTCACGCCGCGTCCACCGTATGAAGCCTGGCAAAGCAAAGGACTTCCAACTTGCCCTACTAGAGGGCCTATACAAGGAGGGGCTGCGTTGGCCGCTTGATCGCCGCTCAGACCAAACTCCCCCACCAGACGGATTTTGGGATGTCTGGATTTACTCAGGCGGTCGCGGCGCGGGCAAGACGCGCACAGGCGCTGAAGAGGTCAAGGCATTTGCCGAGTCCACTCCAAATGGTCGCATTCTTCTGATCGCCCGCACTGCCGCGGATGTCCGTGAAGTGCTTATTGAGGGTGAGTCCGGTATTCTTTCAGTCTATCGGGACAATCCCGATGACGCTCCGATGTATACACCCGCCACCCGGAGACTCAAGTGGAAGAATGGTGCGATGGCTTTTGCCACCAGCGCAGATGAAGCAGATTCTATCCGCGGTATCCAGGCACACTTCACGTGGGCGGATGAGCTTGCTTCCTGGCGATTCCCCGCCAAGAAAACGGGCAAGCTGTCTGCGTGGGACTACGCACGTCTTGCCACCCGCCTAGGTATTAATCCTCGCATTATCGTCACGACCACACCTAAGAAGTCGAAGGCGCTCAAGCAAATCCACAAGCAGCTAAAGGCTGACCCGCTGGCGATCCGTCTTACACAGGCATCCACGTGGAGTAACGCCGAGGCGCTATCCCCCGGATACATGGACGCGGTTCGGGGAGTCTTTGAAGGCTCCGCGCTCAGCAAGACCGAGCTTGACGGTCAGTGGCCGTGGCGGCTCTAATTCGATTTGTCGTACTGCTTCTAGCAATCTACCGAGTTACGCGGCTCGTGGTCGAGGATGAAATCCTAGATGAGCCGCGTAACTGGGTGTTTGATCGTATCAAAGCAGACGGCAACCTCTCCTACTTGCTGACATGCTATTGGTGCACGTCTTTCTGGGTTGCGATACCCCTCACAATTCTGTACATTGTTTATCCACCTGGTATGATGGTAGTTGGACTGCCCCTTGCCGGATCGGCGGTCACAGGACTTATTGATCAGAAGGTAAGATAAATGGCGAACCCTTTCCGCCGCGTTCCTGACGCGCCAGAGCCTATGCCGTACAACACCCCGAGAGGGTTGACGGCAGCGGCGGCAAGAGTGAACCTGAAAGATCGGCGCGAAGCCGACATCTTCCGGTCGCGTCAGGGCTCCCAGATCACGGCTATGCAGTCGGCTTCGTGGGAATACTATGACGCTATTTCGGAGATTAAGTACGCCTTCAATCTCGTGGCAGCTATTGTCTCCCGCATCCGCCTGTACGTGGCTGTGGTTGAAGACCCGGCTGAGTTGCCTGTGCCGCTGTCCATTTCGGACCGCGTAGAGCCAGACCTAGCTGACGCCGCCCGCCGCGTGCTTGAGCGCCTAGACTCCGCCTACGGTGGACAGGCTGGCCTCCTACGTGACGCCGCCCTGAACCTTTCTGTTGCCGGTGAATGCTTCCTGGTCCAGGTTCCCGCGCGTCCTGGGCAGGGCCTCCCGGAGTCCTGGGACATTCGATCCGTAGACGAGCTTCGCATCGATAACCGTGGTAAGTATGCCATTTACCCGCGCCGAGACATTGGACGCAGCAACTCCGCCAGCGGTGGCGCACTTCCCGTTGGTGCTATCCCGCTTCCCGATGACGCATTCATGGGACGCATTTGGCGCGCCCACCCCCGATTCTCCGAAGACCCCGACACGAGCATGATCGGTCTGCTTGGTTTGTGTGAAGAGCTTCTGCTTCTTGACCGCACATTCCGTGGCTCCCACCGCTCTCGCTTGAACGCTGGTCTTCTCTTTGTTCCAGACGGAATGAGCACCGCCGCCGCTCCGGACCCGGACCTGTTCGCAGACCCCGAGGAAGAGCAGCCCACCCCCGAGGACCAGGCTGACGAGTTCTACGAAGAACTTCTCATGGCTATGTCCGCGCCTATTGACGATGAGACTTCTGCTGCGTCCGTTGTACCTCTGCTGGTACGTGGACCTGCGGAAATGGGTGAGAAGATCAAGCTCACCACGTTCATTCGCCCATTCGATGACGCGATGATCGCTCGTGCCGACCGTGTGCTTGACCGCATCCTCCAGGGACTCGATGTCCCGAAGGACACCGTTACCGGTCTAGCAAATGTGAAGTACAACAACGCCGTCCAGATTGACGAGTCCATGTACAAGGCTCACATCGAGCCTATGCTTCTGCTTCTCGCAGACGCATTCACTGTGATGTATTTGCGGCCCGCTTTGGTCAAAGAAGGCTGGAGCCAGGCTGAGGTCGCCAAGATTGCCATTTGGTATGACGCTTCTGCTGTGGCTACCCGTAATGACCGTGCTGCTGACGCCGACTCCGGCTACGAGAAGGGCGCTATCTCCGGCGACTCGTGGCGTCGTGCCCACGGATTCTCTGACCAGGACGCTCCTACGTCCATGGAAATTGTTCTGCGCCTCCTACAGACCAAGGGTGGTCTCGACCCCCAGATGACGCAGGCACTACTCACCGTATTTGCTCCAGAGGTTATGGAAGCGGTACGAACTGCCAACCAGGCTACATCCGTTGCTCCGGTCCCAGATCAGGTCAACGATATTCTTGGTGGCGGGACAGGAGCAAGCGCCGATCCGAACGCCGCTTCTGTAGACCCGACCGCGCCGGTTGACGCCGCTGCGCTGGGTGCACCTACGGATAGCCTCGCCGCTCCCGAGGTACCCGCCCCGGAGGAACCGGTAGCACCGGGCGATGACGCCCCGCCGTTCCCCCTTGCCGAACCAGGACAATAATGAGTGCCACAATCCAAATCGAACGAACTGACTCCGGAGACATCGTAGGCCTAGTCACGCTGGACACAGACACCGACACAATTCGCACAACCGACCCCAACCTGGATATCCTTGTGAACTATTACAAGAACCTAGGCTGGTCGTGTGCAAAGATTGCACGGGTGGTTAGTCTGGTAAGCAATGCACGCGAGATTGCGCGCATTGTAGACGGCGCGCTTTAGCCCCAACAAACTTGGCTCATCTGGTACGATTAGGTGAGCTAGTATATAACCACGACCTTGAGGACAAGTAGTGTCTGACTTCAACACCCTGCACCCGCTCGTAGCCGCTGGCGGCAACTCACGTGCCGCCCGCTCGCTCCGTGCTCGCCTACAGTGGCGTGATCGTTACGGTCGTTGGATCGACATGGGCCGTGGCGTCAAGTTCAAGGTCCGCGGCGCGGACGGTGCCCCTCGCTCCGTTATCGGCACATTCGTCGGTGCACTAGCCGCCGATACCGGACAGGTATATGTCACGCGGGACCCAAACGGTCTGCCAGACGGCTTCTACGAGGTCAAGTCCTCGAACGCCCAGGAATTCGTTGCTAACCTTTCCGAAGAGCAGCTAACCGAGCGCGGTATCGAACTCGGTAAGGGTGCGGACGGCTCCAACGTTGGGGAACGCCTCAGCGAGCAGATTCCCTCGGTCAACCAGATCGTGCGCAAGGATGCGCCCGAGGGTTGGGCTATGCAGAAGGGTACCTTTGGCGGCAAGAAGGTTATCGAAACCGATGACGGCGATTTCCGTGTGCACTTTGGTGGCAAGGACGAAACCGTTGCTGTAGAAGACCACCGCGGCAAGCCCGGCGTTGCCGAGCCCGTACGCAGCATCGCAGAGGCTTTCAAGAAGGTCAACGATGTAGACGTGAAGCGTGAAGAGTCTGGTGACGCCGCCTACACAG